ATACCAAACATGTGTTTGTTCCTTTACTATAGTACATTCAACTCAGAATGTCAATTAAGGTATATACCGTTATTACAGACAATATCGAATCTAGAACTTGCAGACATATTTGCTGTGCCTGATGCACTCATAACAAAATCGTTTGTGTTTATCTTTACATCGCTGCTGCCTGTCTGAAGTTCCCAACCTACTCCGCTACTGGTTGAGGTATTCATTTTAGGTGGTGCTCCACCCTCTATGCAATCAATATTGTTGCCATGGCATGTGGTTTTAGATTTGCCTTGGACTTCTGTAAAACTGTTTCTGCCAATACTACTGTAGTGGCACCCATCGACGTTGAATCGGAGATCACCCGCTGATTCTATAGCGAACGTACCTCCTTCTTTATTCATTCTAATCACACGGTTACCATTTATAGACTCTGTTAACTGACCCCCTGCTAGCATGTCTAGATATGCGAAGGTCATTCTTTGGTTAACTGAGTTAGCTATGATCCTGAGTTCGTTGTCGCTATTGATACCAATATTAGATGCTGAATCTACACTGATAGTACCACCAACTTTAAGTTGGTATTCACCGTCAACTCTGTCATACCTGTTGCCCTCTACCTCTGTGTGTAGGTCTCCCTCCACATTAAGGTGAGCATCACCGATAACTTGAATGATAAGTTTGTCTTCCTTTTTGTTTTTACCGACCTTAAGGGTGGTCGTCTTGTCACTATTTAGGTGTAAATCTCTTGAACTGATGACATATGTATCAGATAGCTCGTCCATTTCAAAGACAGAACCAGTCTTACCATTGATTAATCTTATTCTTTCACCATCTTTTGAGTTGTCAAATTCTAGTACATGACCAGCTGAAGTGACTGTAATCCAGTTCTTTGGATAGTTCGTGATGTGTTGAGGATTATCATTACTCTCCTCATTACCATCGAACAGTTCTGTATTTGATGTATCTTGTCTTGCCATTAGTATCCTCCTCCACCACCACTGCTAGGTGGACTGCTAGGTGGATTATTTTGCTGTGGTGGGTCATTTTGAGTGGGTGGATCCACTATTACAGGTGTATCTGGTGTTTCAATAGTCGAAGCTACTGAAGTTGTGCCTGGTGATGGGTCTGACACACCTGATACCTGTGCTGCCTCTTGTGCCACTGGTGTGTTAGGTGGATGTCCTACACAGTCAATATAAGACTGAGATTCAAATACCTCATTGAACTTAGTAGGTCCTACGTACTGATATGTAGGAACTATATCAGCACCATATCCTTCTGGATCTACGATCCGTGGTCTAACAAATCCTATTGTCTTGGTTGTGATAGTTGGTGTTAGTAATCTACCCTGTGTATCTGTAGATATATCTCCTATCTCATTAGGTCCGACATATATCTTAGGTTTCTTGTACCCTTTACCAACGTTAGTGATGTCGATAGTATCAAGAACTGGTATGATGTCATCACAATTAGCATACAATGCTGTAGCATTAGCAGGAATAGCGAGGTCATAGAACTCTGTCTGTGGGTTGAGTGTAAATTTATATGTGCCACCAGCTGACTGTACCTTTAAACCTGGTGGAATATAGTCAGTCTTCTCTAGTGTTGCTAGAGCAACATAACCAGTATTATTATAGTTGTAATCTATTACCTGTAGCACTCCTTCGTTTGGATCTCCGTCCTCTTCCTGATAGAAGAGAATGTCACCTGTTTCAGCATAGTCTTGTAATTCTAGGTTGTCTATGAGGAAGAACTTCTGCTCTCTTGGGCAGTATGTGTTGTCTGGATCTAATCCATATCCTACGCCTGGCTTGTTTACCCGTATCTTTTCTATCTGCCCGTTCTTGATGATAGGAGTCAGATCAGCACCTGTACCTTCTGGTTCATTACATGAGAACATTGCTCTCACTCTAGCAGTTGTATTGATATTGGATCCTTTGTTTCTCATTAATATACCAACCATAGCACCTATGTCATCAATGATAGGCAATGCTCTGATCAGGGTTGTGGACTGTGCATTGTCAAAAATTAATTCTGGGAAACAAGGTTTCTTACGTGTGTTTTCTGGACTACAGTTTAGAGTTTCAAAATTGATCGTACCATCTGAAGCACGTATAGGATACACACTGTCAAATTTCTCTACTAAGCTCTTGCCCTTCTCAAATGTCTTGTCAGTTACACCAGTTCCTGCTGCTCCAACCTCTGCGAACTCACCGTTCTTGGTGTTGAATGCTTTCTTTACCATTTTACCACCAACCAACTTAGTGACTGGAACCCATCCACGTGAGTTAGGTATAGCTGTACCAACCAGAGTTGTCTTACCATCCTTAAGTGCTGCCTTTGCTGCATCACTGTACTGACTTGCCTGTTTCTTCTGTTTGTCTGCTTCACTTTCTTTAGGACCTGATCCTGTCTCAAATGTTGATAGTCCAAGAGCACAAGATAGATCTCCTTCACATACCATGTCAACTAAGTCCAAAATTTTATTTGAGATCTGTTGAATAAGAGCAGCGTTGTTCTTAATAGCACTCAATGCACCATCAAGGATGCCCAGTGCAGTGTCAATGCCCTTCATTAACTTGTCCATCAGCCCACCGAACAGCTCAGAGAATAGATCTTTTGCGAAGCACAATGCAGCGTCGAGTGCTTGTCCAATAAGATCATTCAGTAGTCCACCGATGACATCAGCCAGTTCATTGAAGATTTGTTTGAAGAGACAGTTAACAAGATCTCCAATATTCTTGAGTTGTTTCACAGCTGGATCTAACAAATCTGGATCAGGAATCTTGATGTCGTTAATGACTTCCTGTATGTGCTTCTGTGTCTCTTTTAATACTGTGCCCTTTACGTTAGCAAGCACACCACCCATGAATCCCTGCATCCTATCTTGGATTGCTTCTATCTCTCCAGCTAAGTCTTCTATCTTACCAGTCTGTTTGTTTATAAACTCACCTATATCATTCTTCTCTATACCTCTAGCAAACTTTAGGAACTCAGCAGTAGCACCCTTGATCTTCACATCTGCGGGTGTACCACACTTACCATTACCTACATGTATAGTATATTTCTTTCTCTCATCTGCGGCTTTCATTGCCTCAGTTTGCTTCTGTGCTTCACCACGTTCGTTGACAGTTGAGACTGTGTTCTCCTCGGTAGTCTGTGTTACAGCTCCACTTGTGTTACCTGTAGTTGGATCAGTAGTTGTTGTATCAGCTGTACCACCTACAATACCACCACCTGTACCATGCTTGTCTGGATCATAGTCTGGTGCGTGTATCTGTTGATATCCTTTACTACTTTGCTCTGGTAGTTTAGTGTATATGTCCTTTGGGTTCTGGTCACTGATACTACCCATGATTACTGGTATCTGGGCTGAGGATCCATCCATAAAGAATCCAACTACCCATGAGCTAACCTGTAACTGTTGGATAGTACCCATACCACTCTTCATGGCATAGACAGCTGGCATGATACAAGATGCCCACGGTAGATCTCTGGTTGGTAGTACCTCTTTGTCTGGGTTGTGATACCCTACTATTCTTACCTTAACCTTACCTGTATAATCGTAATCTTTAGGCTGCGAACCATCATGGTCTGGATCTGACCCGTCGTTCTCGACTTGTCCTATCCACCAATTAAATCCATCTTTACCAATGGCATGTGCAGCACTTTCTAAGTTCATGCGATACTATCTCTGTATACTGTAACTCTTGTAGTCATGGTATCTCTCTCTGTCAAAAATTGACGGTAGATTTTACCTACTATGTAGCGACCACTAACCTCTGGATCTGCGTCACCTGACCTCGCATCCATCTTGTTTATCTCTACTACCTGTCCAATATATAAATCCTGACTGCCCTCATAGTCGAAGGTTCCAGCCTGATTAAAAAAGAATTGATTCCTTATCATACTCTGACTGAGCTGTCTTGTCAAGTCTTGTGTATATGTACCCTCTGTGTACATCGCTGTGTCCATGACCTTTGACATAATTCTGGTTGGTCTACCACCACCTAATTCTTCACCACCAAATCTTTTATAGAACTCTGGTAAGTCTGCCTGTGGGTTTAGTTTCTTCATCTCAGTGTAGAAATCATTGATGAAGAAGGGTATCTCCTCATACTTAAAGTCTTTCATGTCCAGAGTATATGTGGCACTAGCATAACTACCAAGGTTTAGACCACGAAAGATGTCACTTGTACCTGATAGTGTGAACCCACTTATATAAAGATCGTCAGAATCTTCTTCCTCTTCCATATTAATATTGATCACTCTCTCTGTCTCTTGATCAACTAACCCATCCATTGCTTTGAAATGGTATCCATCCCTGTCCTCATAGAACAAGAACCCCGCACTGCTCTTTCCACTACCACCTTCTAATATAGATCTCCATGACAACCAGGTAATGATAGTATATGGATCCCAGTATGGACTAACAAATGATAATTTGGTTTGTGACTTATCAAAATCTAATACCTTGTCTGTTTTTAATTCATCAGTTAGTAGTCCTTGTACGATCTCATGTGTGGGTTGACCACCACCTTTACCAAATCTCTTTGATATCTTTGTAGCACTATTTTTTACAGCATCTGGACTGACACAATATACTGTTGCTTGCGACTGTTTACCATCTATGACCATACGATCTTGTATGTCATATACAACCATACTATATGTAATTACATTCTCATCAGCATCCTTCCATGAGATATCTATGGGTTCCATACCCATCAATCCACCTAAGATACCACTTGATGAGTCATTTAATTTTAGAACCAGTAGAACATTTGCCTTAGTAATATCCTCATAGTAGTGTAACTCCATTAACTGATTAAGGTTAAAAGGTTGTACAAGGATACCTGTCTCGTTTGTGTCTGGGTCATACGTAGACAAACCTATCTTTAAATCTAGTAACTCAAAATTTGCTTTCTTCATACGTCGTGTGGTGTCTCCCCTCCATGAACAGTAGTAAGACTATGGGTAAGATACTTACTAACTCTGATTTCTGTAGGTGCTATTGTATTAGTGGGTCTATTCACTCCTGAGCCCTTCTGCATCTGAGTAACGATCTCTTTAAGTCTCGCGGCTGCTGCCCTGCCACCCTCAGTCTTCTCATCATTTATCATCATGGTAGTTTTCTCAGTCAGGTTAGACTGATTATTCGCAACGACTTGGTTCGTAAGATTGTTTATATCTTGTTTTTCGTATTGACTACCTTCTGATGCAGGTTGTACTTTACCTAATAATTTAGTTATGAATCCACTAGCAGCTTTGATACCCCTAACTTGAGGAGTATTCATAAACATATTTTTTGCACCCTGTGTGATATTACTGATAGTGTTTTTCATAGCATCTATCTTAGTATCACCCTGTGTTGACAACTGATCAGGTGCTAGTTTTGGATGTTCTGCACCACCCGCACCAAGTGAAGGTCCTCCCTTCATCATTTCCTGCATCTTGAGGACTGCTAGTTGTGTCTCAGTAGGATTATCGGGGTCATAAGGTTCACCCGCAACCAGTACTTGACTTGAACTCTCAGTGCCAGATGATTGAGTAACCTGTGTTTGTGTCTGCTGCTTCTTCTTCTTCCTACCGCCACCAAGCATTCTACCCAAGGCACCGACTATACCACCACCTTGTACAAAGTTCATGAGTTTATTTTCTTTCTTTTTCTTTGGTGCTTTGACATCAAATGCTTTCGCTACACTACTTGTTTGTGCTTCAAGTGCTGCTCCCTCTCCACCTGGCACCTCAACCTTGTCCATCAATCCAGCTAATCCAGCTGCCACTGCCTTGAGTGGTAGTGCCATGGCATCTGCTAGTGCTTTCTTATATTCCTCTAGTCCTAAATCTTCAGTCAGCTCACTAGCAACGTTCTTCTTACCTACCAGTCCTAAGCTCTCCAATGACTTGATACCTGATTTTGTTTCAGGTCTCTGGGCACTGGGGTTCATAGCATTCATCATAGGTGATGGTGGTACAATACCACCCTCTGCTAGTTTAACTCCAGAGTTCTGAGTTGATGGTTGGTTTGTCAGTCTATTATTAAAGTTACCCTTGGGTGCGTCAATCTTTAGATTTGTCTCTCCAGTATCACCCTTTTCACCTTTCTCTCCTTTTTCTGGTGCGGGTGTTTGCTTCTCTCTTGGTTCCTCTCTATCATCAATCTCTTCTTCTATATCATCCTCGTCATAGTCTCCCTCTTCACTCAAGTCAAGTGTTGGCAGCATGCCAGGTGAGATAAAGCTAGCAAACTTCTGCATGTTTGTCTTTGCTTTCAAGACCTCATAGCCATTTGCCAAGTCTTTCTTTATCTTACCACCAGCTGCGTCATCACGTTTGTCTGCCTCAACAAGACTCTGTATATTTTCTGCCAATAAGAAATCTTTATACTTATCCTCTTTGAACATAGAGTTAAGTATCGCATTACGATCCTCAAACAACTTGGTTAAGTCGTTTAGGGTCTCATGTACCGTGTCTATACTTGGAAACTTAGGATTCTTCATAACGCAACATACCTACCTGAGAATGAATCTATCCCATGTGACTTGACTTCTGGTTTAACCATAGTGATTACTTTTTCCACTGGAACAGGAACAGGTGTGGGAACTGGGTATGGTACAAGTCTTGGTTCTATTATTCTTTCAGCAACACCACTGATAGCACTACCGATAGCACCAAACAAACCAGGACCTCCCATAGCACCATTACTGGTTGGCCATTTAACTGTATTAAGGATTGGGAATCCATAACTAGGACCTCCCTTACCACCCTCACCACTTGGAGGTTCAACAGCAGTGAATGATAACAGTGGAGCATAAGGCATAGGATTTCCTGCCCCACCATATCTAGTGGAGTTTTTCTTATTATCTGCTTCAAAGTGTAGATGAGGACCTGTGGAACTACCTGCACCAGGATCACCGACTGCTCCACCAGTCTCAGCAAGTTTCTCTCCTGCTATGAACTCACCAGTTCTCTTGACGATCTTACTTAGATGTGCTATACGCATCTGAACTTTAGCAGACGGTAACCAGACATCCATCATATTTCCATATCCACCAAACTTACCCGCTGCTAATATCTCACCTGGTTCTTTAAATCCTACGGGTGTGCCTACGGGTGTACCTAAATCTACACCACCATGAGGTCTAGATCTCCCTTCAGTCGAACCATATGTATCAGTGACTGGGAAATTACCATATGATGTAGCAGTATCTGAATCCCATGACGATGAAGTCATTACACCATTGACCTCTGTCATCTTATTAATTACGTTTCTTTTTCTAAATGTATCTGCCTTAGCTGCTTTACCTTTGAACATTGAACCCACCGCACCAGCTGCCATGCCCATAGGTGTCATCTTGAATGCTCCTTTGGCTAGGTTCATGGCACCGCCAGCCATCTTCTTCAGGAATCCTCCTGCTGCTTTCTTTATCTTACTGCCCTTGAATACTGACATAGGTGTTGCCTTGCCACCAAACACTGATGCTAGTTTTGCTGATTCAGCTAATATTGACTGTGACGCTGCTGTTGGTACGGGTAATGTAGACAGGAATCCCGTAGTAACATCTGTTAGTATAGTACCAACTTGTTTAAGTAAGCTCTGGAATACAGGTCCTAACTTAGAAT